ATTTTTTTTGTCGCTTGTCAATTGTTTTTTGGTTTGAATGGCGCTTTAGCGCCTTGCCGTATGGAGCGCAGCGGAATTCGGCTAAATCCATTCCTTTTTAGCGCTGTGCGCGTCATGCTTTCGGCTCACGCCATTTTTGCTTTAGTTTGTCCTTTTCCCTCTGAATGTTTAGATAGGTTTCATAATCCACGCTTGTAGACTGTTCGAGATTGACTAAACTTTGTATTGCACTGCGTCTGCGTCTGGCTCTAACCTCTCTCAGCTCGTCAGAATGTGCCCGAAAATAGCTTTCTGTGTCTTGGCTGGTATCCTTATCTAGAATCTTATCAAAATAGCGTGGAGGCCTTTTCTCGCGTCCTCCTGCGCATATGATGCTATCTGTCTTCAAAATTTCATCTTTGTGTTCGTTCAGATACTTTTCGCCGATGCCTTTCGACATTATTCGGAATTCAGGTTCTCGACCTTCCATCCAGTATTTTGCCGCTTGCTCTGCACCTATGGCTTTCTTGTTCACGTATTGTGCCACGTATGCGAAGCTGCCCGGTTGTGCTGGTGAAAAGTCTATCATGCCCTTGCCCCAGATTTTTTGCAGCCATTCGCTTTTAAAATAGCTATTTCCCTTTTGGTTCTTATACCATTGCGCATCTGGTGGCTTTAGTCCAAATACTATTGCGTGGTAGTGTGGTCTTTTTGTTCTGTCGCCATATTCGGCTACTAGGAAGTATTTTATTGGCTTCTTGTACGCTTTCCGTAGCCGTTTTATAAATAGCTGCACGTCTCGCTTGCTTACTGTCTGACTTTGAATGCTTCTGTAGCCTTTGATGATTTCGCCGTAAGGTATGTGTTCATCGTCATACGTCAGTGTTAGAAAAATCACATCGTCCCACTCTTTGGCCTCTAGCTCTATTCTGGTTGCCCATTGATCAGCCATTTGTTTTCTGCAATACTCACACTTACCGCATGGTAACAATGCGAATTTTCCTTTTTTGACTCCGTCCATGATGTCCGTTTGCAGTCCTTGTTTGGATAGGTTTTCCAGACTTCCCCACAGTTGCGGTTTTTTCGTGTCCATTTGAAATACTAATGGTTTTGTACATGGCATTTTTGTTACCGGCACAAGCTTCCTTGTCTATCTTGTGCCGGTTGACACCTCGCTTTCTTTTTATATTAACTTGTTGTAGTCGTAGTAGTAGTAGCGTGGAAACTGTTGAGAACTTGTTTTTTTAACGTTACTACGTTTATTTATTGCCTTTTTTGTTGTTGAAAACTTTGTTGAAAACTTGTTGAATTGTTGAATGTTCGTCATTATGACGAATTTCTTTGTGCAACTTGTTGTTGAAAACCTGTTGAAAGTGTTGAAAACTCAATTTTTCCACATTCTCTATTTTTTGGATTATTGTTACTAAAAAGGGGGATGTTTTGCCATCCCCCTTCCTTTCTTAGTTTCCTCTGTATGCGTCAAATTGTCCAGATTGGTATTTTTCAATCTGTTTGTCTGCATATTTGTTTGCTGCCTTGTCAATACCTTCTTTGGCTGCTTTGCCAGCCTTTTCTGCTGCTTTTTTGGCTGCTTTGCCAGCTCCTGCAAGGCCTGCACCTAACTTGCTAGCTGCATAGGTGTACTGTTGCGCCTGTTTTGCGCTTGAGGTTGCCAGCTCGCTCGCTGCCTGTTCCCAGCTTTTCGCACTCTTAAGCTGTTTTGCGCTGGTGGCCTGTTTTGCTAGCTGTAAGTATTTGTCTGCCAGCTCTGCCGTGTTGTTGCCGTATTCGTACATCGCGGATACGCTTGCAGCCTGTGCGCTCTGCTGATTATAACGTTGGCTTCCAATGCTTGCAGATGCTCCTGATGGTGCGCTTGTTGCGCCGTTGGTCGCTGCTAGAATAGGATTGATGCCCGCTGCGATCATGTCCTTTACGGTATCCTGATAGGCTGTCCCGCGCATTTCCTTTTGAAACGCTCGTTCTGCTGCTGCTTCTGCGCTGTTGTACTTCTTGGCGCTTGCTTGGCTTCCAGCATTTGCGAGGTTGCTCAGCAGTCCGCTCATCATTTGCAGTGCGTTTGCGGTGTTTACACTGCTCTGATTTCCGAACATTGTGACGCCTGTTGGCGTGCTGATTTGTGTTGCACCTATCTGTTGTGGTGCTGTCACGCTGCCGGTTGTGGTCTCGCTGCCGGTGCTGCTCTCGCTGCCGGCTCCTTGGCTGTTCTTGGCGCCGCTCTGGTTACTGCTTGTTATGATGCTTGTTAGCATGCTCAGTCCTTGCATGAGCGATGGCAAAAGCTTTAATAACGTCCCCATTCAAAAATAGCCCCGCTTTTGCGGGGCTTCCTCCTTCCTTAAATTCTTTCGATACCGGGAATGCTGTAGATAGGCATCTCCCGATACCAGTCTTCCGTGAAGTAGAAGTCACACAAGAACTGGTGTGACTTGGCGCTTGTTACTGCAATCGTTCGGTCAATGTTCTGTGTTCCTTCCTGAATCCATTCTGCCGAGAGACGCGGGATCGCGTCATAATCGTCCGCATAGTGCCATGCGTCCAAACTGGTCTGATAGTTCGACCGCATTTCTCCGGTTACGTAGGAAGGCTTGTAGCGGTAATCCGCCCAGGCCTCCTGATAGCCAAAGATTTCGTCATCTTCGGCTGTGCCCTGTGTATAGATTTCGCGGTTGTATACCGGCTGTTCGCCCAGTGCTGCCAGTCGCGGGTCGTAGTAGGTGAACCGCCCGCTGCGTGTCCACTTGGTCGCAAGTCCCTGCTGGTAGCTGTGCTCTACTCGTACTACTGCGAGACCGATGATATAGCCGTATTCGGTCGCTGCATAGTCCACCATCTCTTTGCTGCACGTGGTCAGGCTGTATGCTGCTGTATTGCCCAGTGCCTGCCCGGTTGTCGGGTCCGTCTGGCTCGTCTGGACAACCTGATTAACATTGATGGCGATGCGCTGTCCACCGATGTATTCAGGAATTTGTAGACGGCTGTCTGGACTTGTTACGCCCCATGTACCAGAAAGGAATTCACGGTATCGCGTGCCGTTGCGTGCATCTGCTTCAAAGATGTGCTGCAGTGCTATGCTCATGCGCAAATCCTGTATGCTGATTGCGCTTACTCCGCTGAGGTCTGCGCCCAGATAACCGCCTGTATTTGTGCTTCCTCCTGATACTGTTGCTCCATCGATCAGTACCGTTTTTCCGCTGTTCAGCCGCGGCCATTGTCTGATTTTTGGCGTTCCTTCTCCCGTTCCGTTCATGTAGATATCTCTGTTAAGAGGGCTTTCATTGTTTAGGCTGCTGTCATTGAATAGCATTACAGGTGCATTACCGGTCAGGCTGATTTCTACAGGGTCAGATTTCATTGGACTCGGCAAACAGCTGGTGAAGTAGTCGTGAAATTTACCCGCTTTGGCTGGCTTCATTCCGTATAATGCTCCTTCGTTTGTGTTGGTTGTTTTCTCCGGCTCGTTTGCATAGTTTGCTATGTCAACTTCTCCGTCATTAGCCTTTCCGCCTTCATCGGTTTTTTTGTACCCCAGCATCAACGGTGCTTCCGTATTTTCGTCTCTGAACCACTCGTTGTAAATCATGGCGTATGCGCGTGCTGGTAGTGCGTTGACTTCGATTTTTTTGTTTATCTTTGTAGGCAGTCCAAAGTAGTCTCCAATGCTTCCGCTTTGGATGCCTTTTTCTATTCCGATACTGCATTTGGGCGTGCTGTATTCGGTCTTTTCTTCCCAATAATCGGTGTCGTTCTCGCCGAACATGTTTTCCCAGTGTTCCCACAGCAGACGGCACGGAACAAAGAAGAAATAGGTATCCATGTAGCAGTTATCCATGATAGGATAGATGGGTGTGCTCATACGAATAAGCCCGTTTAGGTGTACTTTTGCGGTATCGCCCGGAAGCACTTCATCACAGTAGATGGGCACTAGGTCACCTTCGTTGATGGTCGTCAGGAGCTGGTGACTTCTGTCAAATTTGCTTCGCGGTCGTTCCATTCGCGGCACTTGCGCGAAATGGTTTTCACTGTTTCGGTTCGTTTTCCTTCACCTCTTCCTTTTTTTCTTCCTCTTTCTCCTCTTTCGGCTTCGGCTGTTCGGTCTGTTGTACCTGTTTCAGCTGTTCCAGCGTTTCGGCTGCAGCCTCCGCTGTTTCGTGCATCGTCATGATATCCCTCGGCAGATTTTCAAGGTCAGTTCCTTCGGTGTATACCATGCTCTTTGCCTTGATGCTGGTGTCTCCCGCTTCCAGCCGTGCGATTGCGCTTGCAAGGTCGTATCCCTCGCCGGCTCGCTGGATTTTCTCGTATGTGTCCTCGTCTGGCTGCTGGATGTAGTCGGTAGTGCCGTTTGGTCGTTTGACTGCTTTCCACGTTGGCGCGGTTTTGCTGCCCGGATTGTTTGCCACTCTTTCGGTCGGCAGTCCGTAGTACCTTACCAGTGTTTCAGGATTTAGCATTGGTCGTCTCCTTCAGGTCGATGAGTCGTGCGATGTGTTCAGGCATTGCTTCGCTCATGTAGCCGTTTTCGGTGTCGAATTCGCCCAGTTCTACGAGTGAAATATCTTCGATTTCACTTGGCTTGCTTTCGTTGGCTTTCCATCGTGCCGTTCGGACCGCCTGTGCCCTGTTGTTCTGTAAGAACGGCTGACTGTAGCCGTTGGTCAGTGCATCATGGAATGAATAGAATTTCAGTTTCATGTTTTTTCTCCTTTACTCTTTGTCTTTGCCTGCGTCCTTCAGTGCGTGGTAGATTTCATCGAGCTTTTCAAGGATGCTCATCATCAGCGCGATTGCTTCCTTAACGTCCTTGACCTTGATCAATGCCATTAAGTCACCTCCTTTCTTTGGTTTTTGTCGCTTATTGCTTACAGCCGGATACCGCCCCGCGACACCTTCGGTCTAACGTTGATGTTTTTTACCCGCTTTGCAGTCTGGGTAAAACGTTTCTGGTCGCCTCGACCCGCTCCGCTTCTGTGTGCCATTTTTTTACTCCTTCATGTTTTTTCTGTTTTGTCTACAATTTGCTTTTTTGGTCTGGTCGCGCACATTCCATGTTTTGTGCATCATTGTTACACCTCCTTTCTGTTTCTGATTGCCCTAATACTATTGACTTCGCGGAACCTGTCCGTCCAGTATGCGCCGTTAGGTCATTCAGATCCCTTTTCTGTATTTGCTTTCGCGCACGTCAAAGTGCACCCAGCTTTTGTATACGATAATGCCGCATTCATCCGGTACAATTTCATCTAGTATGTTGGCTACTTGTTTCGGTGTCATTCCATTTACTCGGATGTCTGCTGCCATACCGCGCATATGATAGCTGTATTTTGCTCCGCCGCATTTTGCGTTCCACTCTGGTGTTCTGTATCCGCTGGTGATTATTACCGGTTTTCCTAGTTTATGCCGGAGGATGTCCAGCACGTTCCATAGATATTCATCTATGAACACTACTGGACTTAAGTCTTTGCAAGCAAATTCTTTTACTTTGAAGTGTCTTGCTAGTTTTACGTTTCCGTCAGTATTTACAAGGTAGCTTTTAATGTTCATGGCCGTTTCCTCGCTTTCTGTTTTGATGATATCATTTTTTTTGTCGCTTGTCAATTGTTTTTTGGTTTGAATGGCGCTTTAGCGCCTTGCCGTATGGAGCGCAGCGGAATTCGGCTAAATCCATTCCTTTTT